ATGGATCTTGAAATGCAAGACATGAAAGAACTCCTACAAATGGCACAAGAAGATGCAGACGAAATGTGGGATTCACGTGATAACAAATATGCACACGGTGAAGCAGACGACGATACAATTGACGTTAAAATGACACCAGACGGTGGAATTGAAAAGGCTGATAAAGAAGAACAAAAGACACCATTAGGCGAATTTATACTAAGTTACTACGACAGAGAAACAGGCGAGTTTCCAAAAGGCGAAACAGCAGTACTTACTATGGTAGAGAAAGACTACGGTGAAAAATTTATTGAACCTGCTAAACAGTTTATTATGCGTGTATACGAAGTAACTGAGCAGTACAGAGAACCTGAAGTAAACCCAGAATTCGAAAGAATGAGAGAACTAGCAGGACTTAGATAAATAAAATTGGATGGATAATCCATTGATTTTTTGCAAGTTTTTTTAAGAAAAGACTTGACATTGTTTGTAGTATAGCATATAATAAGAACTGTGCTGCAAACAAATAGGCACAAAGCACATAGGCATAACAATAGGAGGCACAACTATGGCATCATTAGCAGAAATCCGAGCAAAGCTCAAAGAGCAAGAAAACAACGCATCCGGTAACCGCAGTTCAGGCGGTGGTGATAACAGCATTTACCCATTTTGGAATATTAAAGAAGGCGATAGCGCAACGCTACGTTTCCTTCCTGATGGCAACGCTGATAACACTTTCTTTTGGCAAGAGCGTTTGGTAATTAAACTACCATTTGCAGGCGTCAAAGGTCAAACTGATTCACGTCCGGTACAAGTACAAATTCCATGTATGGAAATGTATGGCGAGACATGTAACATTCTTAATGAAGTACGTGGCTGGTTCAAAGATCCATCACTAGAAGATATGGGTCGTAAGTACTGGAAGAAGCGTTCATATATCTTCCAAGGCTTTGTTGTGGATAATCCACTAGCGGACGATGAAGCACCTGAGAATCCAATCAGACGCTTTATTATTGGTCCACAAATCTTCCAAATTATTAAACAGGCTCTAATGGATCCTGATATGGAAGAGTTGCCAACAGATTACACAGCAGGTGTAGACTTCCGTCTTAACAAAACATCTAAAGGCGGGTATGCAGATTACTCAACATCAAACTGGGCTCGTAGAGATCGTCCACTTAACGATGCTGAAATGCAGGCAGTTAACACACACGGCTTGTTTAATCTAAGTGACTTCCTACCTAAAAAGCCAGGTGAAGTAGAACTCAAAGTAATGCAAGAAATGTTTGAAGCGTCAGTAGACGGTGAAGCATTTGACATGGACCGTTGGGGTAACTACTTCCGTCCAGCAGGTATGGCGGCACGTACAGGCGATCCAGTAGCACCAGCGGCTACTACTCCTGCACCAGCGGCAGCACCTACACCAGCACCAGCGGCAGCACCTGCTCCAGTAGCAGAGGCAGCACCAGTAGCAACTCCAGCACCAGAGGCTGAAGCAGCTCCTGCAGAAGGTGGCAATGCTCAAGACATTCTAGCAATGATTAGAGCACGTCAAGGACAATAAGAAACTATATGGGGGCTGTATAGCAGTCCCCATACGCTTTTTAGATAGGAGGCATTATGGCAACTAAGGCGTTTGATCCTACAAAGTTTAGGACAGCATTAACAAAATCCATTACAGGTATGAGTGCAGGATTTAACGATCCAACTGATTGGGTTAGTACAGGTAACTATGCACTCAACTATCTTATTTCAGGAGACTTCCATAGAGGTGTTCCAATGGGTAAGGTAACAGTATTTGCAGGTGAATCTGGTGCAGGTAAAAGTTATATCTGTGCAGGTAACATTGTAAAATACGCACAAGAACAAGGCATTTTTGTAGTTCTTATTGACTCAGAAAATGCACTTGACGAGTCTTGGCTACACGCACTAGATGTAGACACAAGCGAAGAAAAACTACTTAAACTTAATATGTCAATGATTGATGACGTTGCTAAAACTATTAGTGTGTTTATGAACGACTATAAAGCAATGCCAGAAGAAGATCGTCCTAAGGTACTGTTTGTTATTGATAGTTTGGGTATGTTGCTAACACCTACTGATGTTGATCAGTTTAACAAGGGTGATATGAAAGGTGATATGGGTCGTAAGCCTAA